AGATAGGGATGAGTTTGCCCGAATTAACGCCTTTGGAGATCGAATCATTGGATTGATCTATGAATTAGGAAAAAACAGTAAGATCATGGTTTAAATTAAGTCATTTTTAATTAAATGGTTTATTTTATGACAAATATGATTTTATTTAACTATTTAGTCCTATTTCTCATTCTTACCCTATTTCTAAATATATTAAGAGTCAAGAAGAAATAGAAACTGCGAAAAATAACCAGATACCTATTTATTCTTGTGAATTAACATTTAAAAAAAAAATAAAAAGATGAAGACAAAACAAGTTATAATAATTCGTAAAGACCTTAAGATGAGAAAAGGTAAAATGTGTAGTCAAGCGGCCCACGCTTCGATGAAAGCTATTTTAGACCTAATGAATAAATATTATGATTCTAAATATAAACAACATCTTTACCAATTAACTTTCGGAGAAGATAGTGTACTAAATGATTGGTTAAATGGTATTTTTACGAAAATTACAGTGGGGGTAGAATCTTTAGAAGAGTTGAATAAGATTTATGAGGCAGCTGCTCTAAATGGTTGGCCTTGTGCTATTATTGAAGATGTTGGTTTAACCGAATTTGGAGGCGTACCTACTATTACGGCGGCCGCTATTGGACCTTATCAGAATGAAGAAATTGATAAATTAACCAACCATTTAAAATTATTATAGAACTGATACGAACATAATGAAAAATTAAACTCTTCTTCGAATAATTTTTGGTTTTTTCAGGTTAATATATATTACTGAAATTAAGTTTTAAATTTAATATATAGAAAAAAGAAAAATTAGTTATGAGTAAGAAAAAATTAAATAATATGTTGTCTTTTCAAGATTGGGATATGAAAACCTTTAAAAAGAAAGATAAAAAGACCAAAAGAACCGAAACTTCCGTAGATGTTTTAATGGAAACTCATCTTAATGATTTACCTCCAGAAATTAGAGATGAAGCGATAAAAGATTATTGTTGTCAAGCCATTACTCAATTTGGAGACCAAATTGATCTAGAAAGAATTTATGCTTGTGTAGAAGGTGAATTAGAACGAGCCGGTATCCCTGAAGATGCGGTAAAAGATGAAGATATTCTAGACTATATGAAACGGAAACGTGAAGAATAAACTGTAGTCAATATTTTAAAAAGGTTTAAAAATATCATTACAAAGGTAAGAAGAAATCAAACTTCTATAAAGTTCTATTAAACCCGAAACATATTAGTCTTTATCTAATATATATTATAATTAAATGTGGTTTAGCCAAAATATTTTATGGTTATTGTCAATATTTACATTTAAATCTTTGTGTTTTTACCACATTTACAAATTCCATTTTTTTAAGATGAAATTACTACCAAGGCAGTAATTTATAGTAGGTTTGAATTCTAAAATTTTTTTTATATCCACAAAATTTTTCTATATTTGTAATATAGTAAAAAAATGCGGAAATAGCTCAGTTGGTAGAGCACGACCTTGCCAAGGTCGGGGCCACGGGTTCGAGTCCCGTTTTTCGCTCAAGGTCTTCTGAATCGTTTATCTAACGGAGAAGGAGGACTTTAAGTTGCAAATTTTTTTAAATGCCCAGGTGGTGGAATTGGTAGACACGCTGGACTTAAAATCCAGTGGACAGTAATGTCCGTGCGGGTTCGAGTCCCGCCCCGGGTACTTCAAAACACCTTTACAACATTTTGTGAAAATTTCCCTATATTAAACTGAACAAAATCAATTTTATGTTTAAGAAGATAAATTTTAATGCTCCTGTAACGATTATTTTTGCGTTGGTTTGCTTATCTTTCTTCGCTTTACAATCGGTTTTTGGGTTAGATATTGGTAACCCTACCTTTCATCTTCTTACCTATATTTTTCATCATGGGAGTTTTGCCCATATCTTTAATAATTTGACTTTCATTTTATTATTGGGTCCAATGGTGGAAGAAAAGTATGGTTCGACGAGATTCTTAATTATGACTCTTATTACAGCGGTGGTGACGGGCCTTATCAATATTTTATTGATGGGGAATATTATTATTGGAGCCAGTGGTATTGTCTTTATGTTGATTATTTTAGCTTCCTTTGGGATTTCTAATCGAGGTATCCCCGTAACTTTTATTTTAATTTTCTTACTTTTTATTGGTAAAGAAGTAGCCGCTAGTTTTACTCCGGATCAAATTTCACATTTTGGTCACATCATGGGTGGTTTATGTGGGGCTGTTTTCGGTTATATTTTTCGAAAGAAAGATAACCAAGAAGTAGAAGATAAAATTATTAAAACTGATTAAATGCCTATACTTTTTAGCTATTCTGTTGGTAAAATTTTAGATCGTAATTTGGAGAATCTATTAACTTATAAGTTAATAGATTTGAGTATAGATGGTTATTATTTTTATATGGATTTTGAGAATGGTTATTGTTTAAAAGCCTGGGACACTAATAAGTGGTATGCTTGGATGTGTAGGGGAAGTATTTCCAGAAATGGAGAGTTGATTTTTGAATGGTGTGAAGATCGTCCTCGGCGACGAACTTTTCGACGGTTTCGTCGTTTGTATCGAAAATATTCGAAATCTAGTGTAGGTAGAAGTCGAAGTAAAATAGAAACCAAATTAGAAAATAAAAAAGAGGAAATTCAAAAATCTTGGGTAGATAATTTAGAAGAACATAAAAAATTTTTAGAAGAATTTCGACAAGATAACGAAGCCTAAATTTAAATTTTAACTAATGATTAAATCAGCTGGACTTTTAATTATTCAAAATGGAAAGATCCTTTTGGGCCATCCTACTAATGCTCCTTGGTATCATCGTCATTCAATTCCTAAAGGTAAAATTGAAGAGGGAGAAGATAACTTAACGGCCGCTTTACGGGAAACAAAAGAAGAATTTGGATTAGAAATTAACCTTCAAAATATTGAACAAAATCAAATTTATTGTATAGATTATACAGATAAAAAAGGGAAAATTTATAAAAAAGTCTATTATTATATTACCCGGACTCAAGATTTACCTGAAGTCTTACCCGTGGAAAATTTACAAAAAGAAGAAATGGATTGGGCTGGATTTTTAACCAAGGAAGAAGCTCAAGAAAGAATTTTTTGGCGTTTTCAAGAAATGTTAAACTTTATATGAAAAACAATCAATATGAAAAAACTCATTTATATATTAACCTTTTTCACTTTAATCTCACTATTGAGTAGTTGTACTAGTGTATGGGAAAACCCAAAAGTAGAAAAATTAACTAATGTTAATTATTTAATCACTCTTCAAAATGGTAATCAATATGTAGGTCAAGGTCAAAATTGGTTAACTTATCCTGAGGGAAATAAGATAAGTGGTTGTAGTTGTAAAATTACTCGTTTAAAAGCTATTGTCAATGCTTATGAATTAAGTTTTCAAATTGAAAACCTTCGCTCAGAGTCGTCGCAAGCTGGAAAAACAAAATTAGAACCGCAATAATGGAAAGGAAAGAATATTTTAATCAAGTTTGTGTTTGGCCAGGGGTTACTTTAGGTAATCTGGAAAATGGTTTTTCTCCTCAAGAATTTGAACAAGTCTTAGCTGAAGAATTTGAAGGAGTTCGGGTTCATTATTTAGAAACAATATTTACTTTACTAGATAAAAATGAGTTAGGAGAAGAAATACCAAATACGGGAGGTCGAAGTGATATTTTCTTTGCAGTTCATGATGAAGATATAATGAAATTTGCTATTCTTCGTTTACAAGCCGGTATTAGATGGATCGAAGATGCGGTGAGTGAAATTAATAATCCTAATGGTATAGTTTATCCGGAAAGAGTATTAGAATATAAAAATTGGTAGTGTATGAGATATGAATTAACTTTTGGAAACACGGTTATCCCAGAAAAAGATTGGTCGAATTATTTGACTGATTGGGAAGTGGCTTTAGGTAAACAGAAAATTCAAAATGGGGAGAATCCGGCGGAATTAAAAGAAATATTTGGTAATATTTTAGCAATTACATTAATTAAAAATGGTAATGGAATTAATTAATCCTCCTATGAATTTTACGGGTAGTAAATATAAACTACTACCTCAATTATTACCACATTTTGATAATACTAAAAATACTTTAGTGGATCTTTTTATGGGAGGCGGCGCGATTTATTCAAATTTAGCTCCTTACTATAATAATATCATTGTTAATGATATTATTGAAGAATTAGTCCGAATTCACCAAAATTTAATAGCTGGTGATTTAGCTTTCATAGAAAGAGTTAAATCTTTGGTCGTAAGTAAAGAAGATAAAGAAGGTTTCTTAGCTTTACGGTCATCTTTTAATGAAAATAAAAGTCCTGAAAAATTATGGGCCTTGATATTATGTTCTACTAATAATATGATGCGTTTTAATAAGAAGTTTCAATATAATCAAACTTTCGGAAAAAGAACTTGGAATCCCAATACGGATAAAAAAGTAAAGGCTTTTTTAACTTATATTACACCTTATCAAGACCAAATTAAATTCCGGAGTAGTGATTTTATTTTTTTAATACCTGACGTCCAATATGAATGTAAAGATACGATGGTTTATGCTGATCCCCCTTATTTTCATACTAAAGCTGGTTATAATGCTTATTGGTCAAAAGAAAGTGAAGATAACCTTTATCAATATTTGAAATTGGTAGATGAATTAGGGGGTTCTTTTATGTTATCCGGAGTTTTGAAACATGATGGAAAAGAAAGTCAGTTAATTAAGAATTTGTTAGCTGAAGGTTATGACTTGGTAGAATTGAAATTTGATTATAAAAAAGTAGCTCGACGTAAGATAGATAAAAAAACTAAAGAAATAGTAATTAAAAACTATAAAACTTAAGATTTTTTAGTTTACAGGATTATTCATAATTTAAAAAAATTTAAATAATGGCAAGAGAAAAGAAAAAAAGAGGACAAATACCTGTATGTGCGGAATGTTTATCTTCAAAAGAAGAAGATCGCGATTTCTATTGGATAGAAGTTAAAGAGTGGAATCCTCATAGTGTCTGTTATATTTCTCATAATATTCTATTATGTGAAAAATGTATGGTTAAATTAGGAATTGATTACAAGGAAAGACCTTGGAGTAAGAGAAAAAAGAAGAAAAAAATTGATACTACAGGTTGGGTGTCCGGTGAACCTACGACTAAAGGCAATCCTCGATTTATTTTTATTACCCCAGAAGGAACGGAAAAACTCTTAATTGCCGATTCTGGACTTAAAAAAGGCTATCAACCAAAATTAAAAGTTTAGATATGAATAAAGAACAAAAAGTAAATTACGTGAAATGTTGGTTACAGAAATTTGGTAATCGAGACAATGAAACATTTAACATCGAAGTAGTCGTGAATGAAACCACTTTAGATTTATCACTTGGTTATGATTATGATTTTGATGGCAATAGACTCGTTCCTTATGGTAGGTGTACTAGTGGTTTCAAACATCTACGGAATAACCGAATTTCTGATAGAACCGACGAAGAACTGGATAGTATCATAAAGCAATTAAAATCAAAACAATTTTATTATTAACCATAATTTAATTAATAATTTTAATTAACCTTAGAAATTTCATAAAATACAAGTATATTAGTGATGATGAATTCGAAAAATATTAAAATGGTTCCTTGGTTAAAATCAAAAGATACAACAGGCGAAACTTATAATATATGGGAACCTCTTACAGGACGTGAAATAGCTAATAATCTAGAAATAGATGAAGCGGTTTTAATTGAAAATGCTAGAGAACTTTATTTATTAGCTCAACAAACTAAAAATCATTTGGAACACTATTATATGGCTGATCGCGATAATGATCTTTTGGTGCGCCAGGAAATTAACGAACATCTAACTCAATTAGAAATTCTACTCACCGAAATACACATTAGTTAAAAACATATAACCTTTTCAACGAAACATATTAGATAAAGACTAATATGTAGTTCATTTATATCTTTTTAAAACCGGTTTCTTAGAAGGTTCAAATTCTTGGGTCCAATATTGAGAAAAATTTAAAACTTGGTTAGCCGCTTTTTGTTGTCTTTTTCTTTTGCGTTCCGCTTTACGTTTTTTTAATTTCTGAGCTAAATCTTCTTCTGATTTAGGATCTTCACCCGTATCATATTCAACCTTTACTTGTTTACTAGCTGAACCTGTTTGATCCGTTCCAAACCATAATGGATTATCATCAAAATAATTCTGATTAGTATTAGTAGCATCCCGCTCAATATTATAAAAACCTTCAAAAGTTAAAACGTATTCCATAATATTATATATTCACATGAACTACATATTAGCTAAAGACTAATGGCAAGTTCAATTTTAAATGTTTTACATTATATATAAATTAATATAAGATTTTTTTAAAGCGAAATTAAAGCGAATCAATTAATTCTCCTTGTTCATTCCAAATTAAAACTTTTATTCTTTTACCTTTATGATATAAGAATTCATAACGTTTTACGCCGTTTTTATCCCAGATATTCCAAACTCCCTCTTTTTTACTATTATTAAAACGAGCTTCGCCAATTAAAGTGCCATAAATATCCCATTGACGCCAAATACCATGAAATTTACCGTTACAATAATTTCGAATTTCTTTAATTGTACCATCTAAATGATAATGAGTGGTGGTACCATTTAATTGTCCTTCTTCAAAATTAGTCACTGATTTGATTGTTCCACTTTCATAATACTCAGTATGAGTACCCGTAAAAAGTTCATAATCTGAAGTGTAAAAAATATCATCTACCGCTACTAAGTCTTGACCTAGGAGAGATATGATAGTGAATAAAACGATTAATAACAACATGATCTTTTTCATATCGTACTCCTTTCTTCTTTCTTTTTTATTATATATTAAAAAATTGTTAACTAACTTTTAAATTTATATTAATTTTATGTTAAAAAGTTGATTTGGAGGCAACTTTTTAAAACAAAAACCCAGTTTGGGTCCAAACTGGGTTTTGAGGAAATGAATTTTTCGAATTTAGCACCGAAGTTGATTTAACAACTCTTGATCTAAAGCTTTGAGCATATTTTCATATGGGTTAAGCTTACGCGTGCGACCTAACTTTTCGTCGTAAACTTCAGTTTCACCACCCAAAATTAATTGAACCGCCGCGCCGTCAAATCCGGAAATAATAGTGATACCTTCGTCATCCATTTTGTTAGGTACTTCGGAGCTACGTCCTTGAACATACCACCAAATGAAGTTCATCTTTTCAATACCAACTCCACGTAATTTATCCATAGCACGTTCATAGTTAGTCTGAGTGTTACCTCCGACTGGATTAAACTGCATATCAGAAACTACTAAGATAGTTTCAGGGTAATCACTTAAAGGAATATTAGGTTGTGATTTACGAACACGAACAATTTCATCAATCACGGATTGGAAATTCGTCGAACCCCAAGCCGTATTTTCTTTAATAATTTGTTGCGCTTTATCCGTGAAATTACCAGTTATTTTCTTAATCTTAGAATGATTATCGAACATGATAACATGATCTTTGAATGAACCTTCATTCAAAGCACTGAAAAAGATCCCTAAAGAAACACAAACATCAAATGCGGTAACATCGGTTTCATTAGAAATTCTACAACTCATAGAACCTGAGGTATCTAAAGCACAGAATACATTACCGGTGATACCACCTTCATCCTTTTTTGCTTGTTCAACGAGACCGTCAAATTGCTTATCATAAGTAATCTTTTGGGCCAAAGGTATTGTACTTCTACGTGGAATAGCTTTGAACAATTCATATACATAACCGGTGAATTTAGCCGTAGGTTGCTTCTGTAACCATTTGATATATTTTTCTTCAATATAGTGTCGTTGTAAAGTAGTTTTACCATCTTTACCCTTAGCGGTCACTAAGTTGAATAAGGCCTTACCAGGAATGGTATTGAAGTTCAATTCGTCCCAGTAGTTACCACACATAACTCTTTGGAAAGAGTGTGCGGTATTTTCAGGATTCGACTTAAACTTACGGTAAGTCTTTTCAGACCAACCTAAGTATTGACATAAACCAGTCGCCCACTTATTTAATCGACGGTGGCGATCATTCTTAGTGTTAGACTTAGAACGAATACGAGGTAAATATTTAGCGATTAAACCACGGTTATATTCATCTTTTAAGCCTTTAGCTACTAATTCATAAACTTTTTCAGGTTTAATATAGTGGTAATAACTAGAGAAATCAGAATCATACCATAAATCTTTCCAAGAACCTACTAAAGGTATAATCCATAAGTTAGAGTATAATACTTCAGGGTGGCTATTTTCTAACCACTTTAATGATTTGATGAATTCATCTTTAGCTCCTTGACCTTTTTGAACTTTTTCCGTTTCAAAGAAACCCACGGTCTTTCTAGTTACCATACGGTTATAGAACATGATTTTCATCGCCAATGTAGGATTTTCTCCCCAAACTGATGACAAATCAGCAGCTACTTGAGCTTCACTTCGGTCACGGTAAGTACCGGCCTTGTTAAAATAGTCCAAAGATAAGGCACCTGTAGTTGAATGACTAAGAGCCATGTTTTCAGTTAATGCGTCGTGTGATGTAGCTGATTTAAGAAAAGAATTCATAATATACCTCCTATTTTTAGTTTTTGTTATAAATGTTTTGCAGAATTCGTAAACGTCATAATATAGAATTGCTGTAAGAATTCTTATGACGGATTTCATCTATTTTTCCAAATTAAGATTGCTGTAAGAAATCCTAAGAAATTTAATCAATTTAAAAATTAAACTCTCTTTCGTTTGTGTAATGTGAGGTAAATATGAATTTTACTGTGTGAAGGTAAAATTCGGAAATAAATTTCGTGTTTGTGTTGATATATATTTCATAAAAATAATCAAAAGTTGCCAATTTTTATTTTTAAAAAAAAATTAAAAATTCTTATTTTGTCATTCCTACTCCGGGTTGCCAACCGGTTAGTTGTTGTAAATCTTCAATAGGTCTTTGAAAGAGTTGTTTCAAGAGATCAATTTTCATCTCTTCTTCTAAAGAATTGATTTCAAATAATCTTCCGTCTTGTTGGAGGTATTCAATTTCTTCTTCAATTTTTTCTTCAACTATATCTTCGAGATAATCATCCATCTCTTCTTTTAAGAGATCACAAAGTTCTCTTCTTTCAGAATAAGAAGAATCATATTTGATATAATCTAAGATGTCATAAAAATCAACATCTATTTCAACTTCTAGATCTTTAGAAATTTTCATCGGGTAAAGGATTAAATTTGAAATTTTGATTGAAAATTTATTTAAAAGTTTATATTAAATGTCAAAGAAAACATTAGTCTTTAGCTAATGTGTAGTTCATTGATCCTCACATTTATACACTTTTAAAATCGTAAATTCGCCACATTTTGTTCCTGAAATGAAGTCTAAAGCGTCTTGTTCAGAAGCAAATTCTTTTTCTAAAGCTTGCCATAATAGAGTGGGTTGATTGACAAACCTTTCCCATTTTTTAATATAAAAGACTTTATAAACTATTTTCATTATTCTAATCCAAAGGTTCTTTTTATACCATTAATTTCAGCGCCCGAAATAGTAGGTCCTAATTGAGCTTCATAAAATTGAGCCTCCGTAAAATAACCAGGGTTTAAATTACCTTCTCCGTCCAAAGCTTTTTCCGCTTCAACGCGACGACCCGTCGTCGCATTTATATAGTGATTATCATCAGCTACCATTTTGAAAGTTTCTACATACATCAATTGGTCAATCTTATTGGATTTAAAATAGCGTAACATAGTAGATTCATATTCAAAGAGGGTTTTGCGAAAAACGTTCTCATAGAGAATAAATAATTCGTATTCTCCATCTTCATAATCAACTTTAAGGGCAGTTGTTCTTCCTGAAGGATCAATTTCAAATTGTTTTTTACTTACCTCTAGACTGAAACCAATTTCAGTGACTTTAACTATTTCAGTGGTACCGGTCATATTATTTTCTTTTCTTTTTTATATAATAGTTGACACGGTCATTACAGCATTAATTAAATTACCGGTCAAACTATTTTGTTGTATATATAATTCTAAATAATCCCCACTCTGAACTTCAACCGGTAAAGGTGGACAAGAAATTGATTGATCTTCACCGCCATAATTTCCCGTTATCATTTGAGTGGTATTTATAGTTGCTCCATTTTTACGAATTTCTACTGTCGCATTCCACGTAGCACCACCGGTACTATCAATATCCACAATGAAACTAACATCCACTCTAGTGGGTACTAAACATTTAATTTGAGTGGTGCCACTCCACAATAAAATTTCATCGTTATCGTTAACCTCGTTAGATTCAAAAGGTACCGCACTAGCGGTACTAAAATTAGTAGAGGCCCAATTACTATTTCGAACTAACGAATCGACAATCTTTAAGGTAGAGATTTTAGACCAACCACCTAAAAATGAACCTCCTAAATGTAGAAATTCTTCCGCATAACGTAAAATATGTTTGGAATGACCGAGAGGAAAAGTTTGCCCACTTAATTGAATTGTTATATCATTGAAGTCAGTGGAATTTTTATAGATCCAATATTCCCATAATTTACCATTATTGTTGATGGTATTGGAATTTGGTAAATTTAAGGTACAACCACTACTTTGAAGAGTATTAACTAAAATAACTTCATCATTATCAGGATCTAAAGTATAAGAAGCTCCGGTTACTAAACTATAAGTTTTTTGATGAGTATAAGAACGCACTTGATTTTCCGTAGTAAATAAAGCATCTGCTTCGGCTCTAGAATAAGTAAAAGCGGTATTACTAGTTAAAGCTGGTCCTGTAATAACTATTGAATGAATAGTATCGGTGGGAATATCTGGACTTCCTCCATTATCACCTTCACCTACCGTAATTGTAAAACCATTGGTTGTAACATTAGAAATAAAAATATTAGTATCAGTAGTGGTACTATAGTGTTGACCCGTAATCACATAATTATTATCTAGTGGATTACTATCACTAAAAAGATAATTATAAATTCCCGTACCTCCTTTACTACAACTTAAATTAAAACTATTAAGAATAATACCATTGGCACTAGTTTTGGACCAAGCAAAATTAGCAGAACCAATTTCGCCTTGAGGACCTTGTTCTCCTGGTAAACCTTTAACTCCATCTAACTTTGATATATTAAAATGAGTATTATTTAAAATAGTAGTATCACTAGTAGTAGTTCTAATTTGAAATGTTAGATAATCATCAAATTGTAATTGAGCTAAACATTGATTTGAAAGATCAAAATTAGCTTCAATAACAGAATCATAACCGGCTTCTTTATAAGAACCTGAAATTAAAGTATTACCATTCTTATAAACTCGGCTTTCTCCTAAATTATCAATAGAACTACTATAATTAATTAAATAAGTACCTCCAGTTTTAATATCAATTCGTTCGGGAAAAGTATCATTATGTTCAATAACATGACTAGCGGTTTCTAAATCGGTTAGATTAAATTCTAAATCAGTCCAACCTGTAGAAACCGTATAACCAGAATCTCTTCGAATTTGAAGAGAAGGTAATTCATCATAAATATCAAATTCCACATCTACTTGACCATTACCTACATCTTCCAATCCAACTGAAGTACCTTTAAAGTTAATTTTAGTGTGGGGAGCATTAGGTACCGCTACCCCTTCATTTTTAATAGTTACTTCGCCATCGGCTCCTTTTTGACCTTGAGTATTAAAAATTAAAAATGAAGAACCATCAGCAACAGTTTGTAAAGTACTAGAACCTCCATCTTGCTTAACTTGCATTTTTATTTTATCACCTATCGTAGCGGTTATTACGGTCGCAATAGTAGCGGTATCCGTACCTTCATCTTCATCTCGATTATACATATGACCTGTAGTACCTAATAAATAAGTAAAACCCGTCGTACCATCATCATAAACTAATTGCATAGAAGAATCAGAACGAGCTGTGCCTGTAGAAACAGTAGTAGTACACCGCGCAATCATCACATAAGTTCCATCTTGTAAGAATTCAATTTCCGCTTCTCCACTATTGTGTTGGTAAGCGGGGGCTAATTTCTTTTGAAAGTTATATTTGACATCTTGAAAAGAGGTGGTCAAATTCATACCTCCATTAATATCCACGACATCTAAATAATCAGCATCGGTAATTACTTCTGTAGTGCCTGTAGGGTTTATAATTCTTAAACTATTAATTAAATCTTGAATATTAGATTGTGACATATTTATTCTACTTCATTTTCATAATTTCCGTTTACTAAAAGATTAATTAAATCATCTCTTAGTTCCGTCCAACTATAAGGACTTATAATATTATATAAAGATAAACCTTGGTTTTCATAATCATTGGTGGCGGTAATAAAATCCATAATTCCCGTCTCAATATCACCATAAGATTTACCTAAAATAGCTTCATCTTCATATTTATCAAATAAAACTTTTTGATAAAAAGTCATTTCTTCAATGTCACTCAAAGTTAAGTATTTAACTAGAATTTTTCGAAATTCATCGGCTCGTAAACGAGCTGCATAAGAAATTTTACGGTTGAAAAAATCTTGAGATTTAACATTAAGATATTCGGCCGTAGCCCCTGTTTCTGAGTAACTTAAATCATTTTCATAATAATCTAAAATAGTTTGAGCCGAATAAACCGCCACATATTCCGCTGCATAAGGTTTATCAATCTCATCTAAATTAGTGAAACCACTTCTTACAACTTCCACATCATTTAACATAGCTCGCCGGACAAAATCATAATCCCGATAACGAATAGCTTCATTAGCTAACACATGAGGGGAGGTTATATCGTTATAATAAGTAGTATCAAGCTCGCTTTCTTCTACAAAAATGGTAGTTTCAAAACCTTGTTGTTTATAATATTCTTTTTTTATTTGTCCGACTCTAAAAGCCATATTTTCTATTATTTTTTATTCCAAAAAGTTAGAGCCATTTTCCCAAACTCGATATTTTAAGGTAACATTTAATAAAGTAACATCACTAGCATAATCGTCACCGGTTTCATTAGCTAACCTTTCTAATTCGAAAAAGACTTGATCCCCTGGAATTAAATTAGAAATGTCAATCCTATTATTTAATGTTAATCTTTGTTGAATAGCACTTAAATAACCATTTTCAAAATTCCAGTCTAAATCTAAAGTAGTATCTTCAGTATAAGAACCATTAAATCTTTGAGGGTATGGTATAGCAGCATAATTTAAATGTAAAATAGCTTTTTGATCAGAACCAGAAGAATTACTTGAATTACCTGCGAATTCAAGAATAGTTTTAATACCACAAGAAGTATCAATATCATCGGGTAAAGTAAATCTAAAATTTGTAGCATCATTCGCCCCATCTACAAATTTATTTTCTCGATAACGATAAGTTACATTTTGAGAAACCGGTGCGGTTTGGTTGGATGTTGTACCGGCTTGATCTCCAAAGGTTACTTGAAATAATTTTTCAGCCCGAGCTTGCCCATAAAAATCCAAAGTTCCATTTTTTCGAATTTCAAAAACATTTCCGATAATTCTTAAATCAGTAATCTCCATTGAAGAAGTAATACCAGTAGCAATTCTTATGCGAATCCATTTTCCAGTTACACCAGATATAGTTGTTTCAGCCCAACCGGTGGCTCCTGTATTATTTTCTAAAACTCCAGTTTCTATGTTTTGATCAAATCTTACCGTATTGGTATAACCAGAATAATCTGTGAAAGGAGTACCATTGATTGAATTGGAATATTCTCTTAAAGTAGATAAAGTATCAAATTCAAGCCAATCAGATATCCCACCATCATAGTATTCAAATAATAAAGTATTTCCACTTAATAAAGTATTTAAATAGAAATTAAGAGCATAAAAGTTATAACTATCAATATCTCCAATATAAATAGCGGTGTTAATATTCGTATTTGGAAAAGATATATTATCTGAAACTTCTTTTTCGGTGTAGGTAGAACCATTATATTCAAAGATTTTTAAGTTAAATTTATATTCTCCTCCTTCACCTACCGATAATCTACTACCAACCCCATCAAGTCCAATAACCGTATCTCCAATTGTTCTAAAATTATCCTCAAAAGAGTCAAAACCTTGAGATTTAATCGCATTTGGTTGTAGAGATAAATTATTAATTTTATCTCTTCGAATACAAGTATTAAAACCTCTATAGGCCATAGTTAATCCTGATCCTTGAATATCAACATCATAAGTTTGAGTATCACGAATAGAAACACCTCTAGCTACCACTCTAGTGGTAGTGCCGGTAGCTCCTACTACAATAGCTTTATCACAATTAAAATATTTACCAGATAACATTACAACATCAGCATTATCATTAGCATAAACACAATTACCAACATTAGAAGATTCAGTTAATAAGGTAGAAACGATTAGTTTCGACTCATTTCCATCTAAATAAAAGATATTATTTAAATAAGATGGGCCAAAAATAATTGGGTTTTGGATATTCATTAAACCACTTTCAATATGAACTCCTTTATCAATGGGTTCAGTACTAGAAGTAGCAAATATAAGATCAGTCCCGGTTATATTAGCATCATTATTATTAAGATAAAATCCTGTTTGACAATTAGAACATAAAATTTGATCAAATAAACAAATACCAGCCCCACTAAATTCTAAGCCTATATTAGCATTGTTTATAGTTAAAGTACTAATAATGGTACCATTAACCCCTTGAAAAAGAGTATCTCCAGAATTTAGAGGTTGAATAACCACATTTCTTAACCCAGAACCTTCTATTTTAGTTGAAGATTTTAAGGTTAAAGGAGCTTCTTCTTCATATATACCAGGTCCTATTTTTATTACATATCTTTTAGTAGTACTATTATCAGTTATACCGGATAAAGCCGCTTTTAAAGTTAAATAAGGTTGATTTATTGAACCGGTAGCGGTATTATCATTACCATTTTTAGATACATGAACTTCATATTCAATTCCATTATTAAGATAATTTTTAATAGCTTGAGTAGTGGCTATGGAATCATCATTAGTATTAGTAAAACCAGAATCAATTGAAATATCATATATAGATGTTCCTGATTTTAAGGTTAATAAATTGCCCACATTAAGATTTTCATTAAAATATGAATCTGAATTATAGGTATGAGTATCTAAAAGAGCATCATAACGATAAGCATCTTCTACCACAATATTTTTACGAATAGAAAAATCTATATCATCGCGACTATCATTTACAATTACATCATTGTAATTAATCTGCATCATAATATGATTTTCTTCCGTAGGATTATCAATAGTGTCGTATTGAAAAGTGAAAGAACGATTAGTAGTACTATTTTTGATTTTAATGTCGGGACCACTATAAAATTCTACCACGGACCAAGCGGGAGAATAAAAACGTATTAAATGTTCGAGTTCAAAAAACCCTTTATCATCGGTACGAAAAGCCGTTTCCGTGTCATAATTATTAGTTTTAATCCCAAAAGGTCGATTATCACCGGGTCTAATTAATTCAAAATTAGGATTAGAAACGGGGGAAGTTGTGGTAGAAATTCGGGTCCAATAATAGGTTTCGCCACTTACGGTATTTTGTGCCCAGTCTCCCGGAGTAGTCCAATTAATAATAGGTAACCAATCATTAGTGTCATTTCTTTCAGATACGGTAAATCCACTAGTTCCATCATTGATACTTAAAATTTGCCAAGCAGAACCATCCCAATATTCTACTTGGTTGGTGATACCAGAAGCATTACCTGCAGTAGAAGCAAATAAAATAGTATCAAATTTATCTTCTTTACCAAAATAGACATAATCACTCGTTTTTTCTAAAACGGAAACATTATTATTAAAACCACCTACGGTAATGGTAATATCGGTATAACCTGAAGTTCCACCATCATATTTAAAAACTTTAGGAAAATAGGTTTCATCTCCAGTGTCAAACAAGAGGTTGTAGCCAGTATCTATGGAATCATCATTTACTTTAATTAATTCTGAAGTCCGGAAGAGACCATCCGGGTCCACTAATACAATTTCGGAAGAAGATCCCGTAAATTCCATTAAGTAAAAAAGATCATATATACGAGTTACATTATGGAAATTAGTTTCTCCGATATTACTATCATATTCTATACTTGTATCTCCAGATTGGTTATATAAACGGAAACTACCATAAATATAAGTATCCCCCGAAATTAATAAATCAGCATTTTCCAAATTTAAATTACCGGTCATGGTATCTCCAGTGGTATAAACAAATTTAGTATTGGCTTCATTTTCAGTATAATATAAGTCATTATGATTATGACTCGCATCCCAAATAATATCACTTAAATCTTGTCTATTAAATGTTACGCCGGTGGAATTACCATCTCCATTGACCCCGGTTAAAAAATTATTTTGATCAGTTGGAGTATAAACAATCCAAGTTCCTCCAGACCAGAATAAACTATCTCCTGATAAAACCCCACTAATATTTACATCACCTAAATCACCTAAATTGATTTCTGATTTAAGATAATGAATAGTAGTATCGCCGGTATGTTGGTTAAATTGAGTTAAAGGAGTGTATAAAAGAAAATTATTATAAATTGAAGATTCTGTGACTAAAGTATAAGGACTATCTGTTAAGGGGGTGGTGTTAGTAACACCAGTAACAATAGGAGAACCATTAATGGTTACACCTTTTTTAATTTTAAATTCATGTGCCATCTTTCACTTTCCAGATGATTTTTGGGAAGTGAAAAAGGGTTAAAAATCACTTCCAGATATTTAACCCTATATAAAAATATTAAATTCAACTTAATGATAAATTAAGTTTTTAAGAAAACGTCTTAAACGATGAAATTTTTGTTCAATGTTCGAAACAAACCATAAATAATCACACCAACGAAAAAATACCACCAAAGGTAAAATTAAACATTTAAAAAGAAATATTAAACCTAATAAGATATGAAAAACTAAAAACCAAATCACAAAAGCCACTTTACGTAGTTCTTTTTGTTTAGTTTGAATTTCTCCAAAGTAATTAGACATAATAATTATTATTTTTTAAAACCTAGAGCCATTCTTTTTTCGGCTAAATTGTGTTCAATAATCTCTTTATCTTTTTTTAACGAATAAATTTCAGCTAATGACATTTCTTGGATTTTATGTTCAGTTAGGTATTGATCGATTAATTTTCGTTCAATGTTAATTTGAGGAATAAGTTGATAAATTTGTTCTAGTTTTAGTTTTGTGAATTCTTTTCGCGCAATTAAACGTTCAGGACGCAATAAAGCACTATCAATTTTAGTGATTTTAGTATTAAAGGTCGCAATAATTTGAATTTTAAGAATATCATTCAAAATACCATCCGTTAGATTTAAGAGATTGGTAATACCAATATTTCTTTTATTATCCCGAGACTCTAACAGAGGTTCTGCATCTTCAATTAATAAAATACCTTTTTTATCATTATTTCCATTAGCCCAATTAGTAATAAAATTAATAAAACTAGGATCGGTAATAGTATCAATCATAGTTGGTGAAAGATAGAGAATATTGGCTTCCGTTTTGGTTAATTCTTTTAAAAGTTGACGAATATAATAAGTTTTACCAGTACCAGGTTCTCCATGAAGTAAAATCAAGCCTTTTTTATCATTTTTTAAACGTTGTAATAATTGATGATGAAAATCTTCAAACCCTTCACCATAATGAAGATTAGGAAAAACTAAATTTACAAAATCATCATCTAGATAAAAATCTACAATTGAAAGTTCTCCCCGATCTAAAGAGATCATTTCAATGGAAACTCGACGATCCTCAAAATCAATTTTATTTCGGCGACATATTTGAATGAATTTCTTTAAAAGATCCGAGTCAGGTTCAGGAGGAGTTAAGAGGTTATTATTTTCGGTTAAAATTTCAGCTTCTTCTTTTTGAACATCTTGTTTAGGATCATTAAAAATAGTATAAGCGAAGTCATTTGAAATTTCTAAAAGATAACCTGTTTGAAATTCATAAACTTCCCGATAAGGGATTTCTTTATCATACTTAAATTCATAAGAAACTTCTTGAAAAATTTTTTTCAAATTGGGAAATTCAGTCTTCAAATCTTGAATTAAACTAGGGTGGTGATAGATATCTACGTTAGTATTGAAAGTTTTAAATGTAGATGGCTTTTGATGATAACGAATTAAATATTCATGATAAAGAGTAAATTCCTCAGGTATTTTATTGCGACCACTAGACATGGTAGCATAAATCAAATCATCCTTTGTTAAGTTTTTATACATTAATATGGAATTATTTTTCAGCTTATAATTTAGAATGAAAATTAAGTTGTTTTTAATTCTTTTAATTTTCGATAAATAACTCCTAAAATATCATTTTGAATTAAAAGAGATAAATCTTGGTGAAGTTGATTTAAATTTTCTTGTAATTTAAGTACAGCTTCATTTTCAGAGGTTTCTTTTGTTTTATCTTCAACAGAAGAATTCTTAGGAAAATCTTGATAAGGATTTGCTTGCTGAGAAATAATTTCTAATTCTTGGGTTGAAAAACCACTCTTTTTACCCATTTGAAAAACCAACGCATTAATTCCAGCTGGTAAATTTCGAATAAATTCCTGCGCTTTACCATGATTAAAGAAACGGAAATGATTTAAGATTTTCATAGGTCGGATTTGATCTTGATTAAAATAAGTTGCAAAAATCATGGTTTGAAAATAGATGGCAATAAATAAATCTTTAAGTTCATTTCTAACATTAATAAGGGAAGGAAAACTTTTTTGTTGCCACCATTCCTGATTATGTTGAATTTGATTAATTAAATCTTCTTTGCTTCGTTTTAAATCGCTTTCTTTCAATTTTATCATATTTTGAGCATAAGTCCAGTTATGCTGAGCCCATTCTTCTTCTACTTTACCTGTAATAAATAAGTCTTGATAAAAAGTCTTCAATTGATCTTTAAAAGTATTATCTTCCAATAAAAATTGAGTATAATTCTTAATCATAACCTTATATATTAAAATTATGAAAGGGAATAGAAATTTAATAATATATGAACTACACAGCTAAAGACTAATGTGTTTCACGTTCCTAACAGAAACGCTTCACCGTGTTTTTGTTTTAAGTCCGATGATCAGTCCTTGATCCAGACTATATTTTTTATTAAAACCAACTTGGTTTTCGTTGATTTTTTTAACTTTATTGGTTTTACCTACAATTCAAGATTTTATTGTAGAACCTTTTACCAAAAAATCAAAGAACTTAAAAAAATAAGTTAGGTTTACTTTGATTGACACTGCTTATTTTTAATATATATTAAATAATTAAAGTCAAATTCATCACAAAAACTAAAGATTTTTGTGTTTTGACGAACATGATAAAAAGAAAAAAATTATGGCCACGGAAACGGTTGAATTTGGTGTTAGTTCTTCTTTAGAAGTCGATTTAGATAACTTGGTGGATAAATTTTTTGAATTTATATTAACCCCAGGAGAATGTGAAGAAGCTACTATGACTCTAGAAGAAATTGAAAAATTTCGATTAGATATGGATTTGGCTTTAAAAAATGGTCTTTTTCCCGATGTTGAAGGTAATATTAGAGGTAAAATTTCTAATTCTACAGGAGGTTTAAGAGATATTCTGAAAACTCTAGCCCGCATTATTTATAAGATTGTAGGTTTTTTTGCAGAACAATTTATAGCTTTTTTAGAACCCATTCAAAAGATTATCGGGGCTATTTTTCAAAATACGGAAATTGGTCCACTTAATTTCACTACTATTCCCAATATTATTTATTTTGATTTGAAAATAGTGGAAAATTTTGGTAATCCTGAGTCCATTAAATTTTGGCTGGAACTGAAAATTCAAGCTATTTTAGATATGGTAAGTTCGGCCAAAAAAATTGGCGATATCCTTAATTTAGTTATTGAGGCTATAAGTGATTTAAATGCCTTCCTCAATTCTTTATTAGAAAAAATATTAGGTAATTTTACTATCCCTATTCCGAGTATTCCCCTTGGTTTTGCTGGAATTGAACTTCCCGCTTTTGATAAAAAAGATTTGTTTGGTGCCGGTCCAGACGTTGATGTTCCAGACTTTGATGTTCCAGGAGGATTACTTAACCTTTTAAATTGTGCGGGTAAGGAAATAGATTTAGATAAATTAGTACGAAACCCCCAAGGAGAAATCCGAGATTCTTTGGGGTTGGATATCGAAAATAGTGAAAGTTTACAAAAAACGGCCGAGATGGTTGAGATAGATTTAAGTGAAATTGAATTTTATCAAAGAATTCAAAGAGATCCAGTTCAACAATTAGACTATATTAATGCTATTAAAGAATTTGGTCGAGTTAATGAATTTTATCGAGATCCTTATGTTGATGATAAATTTCAATACACTTTCGATTTTTTTCAAAAATTTGAATTAGCCGATTTATTTCTAAAATTAGAAGAAGCCGAATTATTAACCGATCAAACTTTCATTTTAGACTTCTATAACTTACTTAATAAGTATACCACTGACAATCTCCCCGAACAAGCGGAAAAATTTATTCGCGAATATAACCAAAATATTCGCAAAAAAGCTCTTTTAACGGGCGATTTTAACTTCCAAAAAGATTTGATGTTGACAGTTAATGATTTCTTTTTAGGAAAACTAACTAAAGAGAATCTAAGTAAAGAAGACTTAGTTTGGGTTTTGAGTCGCAGTTTTGAATATAATTTCTGGAACACTATTCCGGCTAATGATACTAAGGATTATCTCTATGGAGAGACGGTAGATACGGATAAATATGTACGAACTAATTGGAACTATAAAGACTTTAAATTACAATTTTGGAATCTTTTCCCCCAAGAAAAATTGAAATTTTTCCAAAGTTTTATTGACAATTTTGTGGTTAATTTTGAAGAATTTGAAGAATATCAAGATAATTTAAGTAATCCTTTCTTTGAAGTTTTACGTTTAAGTAATGATCAATTGATTGGAGGAGATAAAGTTACGGGAGAAGGGGCCACTAAAGTATTAGGTGTTTTAAGTGATAATGCTTTCCGTCAAAGAGTTAAATTACCCCCGACTCAAGAGAGATTATTTCCTGAAGAAAATTATGATGAACAAGGAATACCTAATTTTCGACCTTCTACTATTCAGGATATTTTTGGGGAGATTAAAGACCTTTTACCAGGTTGTGTAACTTGGGTCTTAAGTATGGTTGATTTTATTAAAAATATTATTATGATGCCACTAAATTTACTCTTAGGCTTCATTGAAACTTTTATTGGGATTATCAAAGATGCAATTTCCTTTAATATACCAGGAGTCATTGAAAAAATTACTAAATTGATTAAAGGACTTAAACCAAATTTAGATTTTTTTGCTAATCTAATTAAACCTATTATTGACCCCTTTTTAGAGCCTTTGTTTTTAAATCTTAAAGAAAATACGAAAAAAGCTGGTGGCTCTATCGAAGGACTAGAGCTTTTTATTTGTAAAATTAACAATTTAATTACGAAAGGAATACCTGAATTTATTTTAAATACGATTATTGAACTTTTTAACACAATTTTAAATGCTATTACCGGGGCTATTCCCTTTATTTCGACTTAAATTTTTTCTTTTTTAAAATATTTTTTATTTTTAAGAAATCTTAAAATTTTAAATACATGACTTTATTTGGTATAATTGTAATTGTAATCTTTTTTTTTAGTTTAATCTTCAATTTTGTTAATGATTCTCCGTTTTGGTGGATTATTCTTACGACATCTATAGTTATAGGATTACTTTCTGTCATGATAGAAGTAAAAGAAAAAAGAATTCGAGATGTTACTAACTATGAAAAAGTGATCACATCAGAAAAAATCCTCATTATCGAAGATGGAAAGACTTATGAATTTGTTGAATACCAAGATTATATGAAACTTAAAGATGAAAAACAAATTAATTTTTTCTTAGTTAGACCTGTTAACCCTTATGGTTTTAGTTTTGAAGATACAGAACTTAAATATGAAGTGATGAATCAACCAGAAGAAGTAGAAAAAGAAGTAGAAGTAAAAAATAATTTTCAAAGTAAATAAAAAAGAGGCTTAAGATTCTTTTTGTTAATTTTTTTTATCTAATATTTCAGATTAAAATCTCGGAAGCCTCTTATGAATTTATTTTCAACTTTTAAGGGAAATTTAGCTGGAGTAATTAATTTTACTACTGTTGTTTGAAAACGATTTAATTCATTACTGCCTACTAAATTAGTTACTAAATATAAATTTTCCTGTAATCTCTTATTGATTATTTTGAGGGCTAATTCATCCTCTGTTTTACGGAAAATTTCATCAAAAATTGTTTGAATGTTGTTAGCTTCATAGATATTTTGTAACATATCATCATAAAAATAAACTTTCTCAAAAGCATCTTGTTGGATAGAGACAAATTTACCTTCCTTGATTTTTAAACCTATTAAATGCTCTAATAACACTTCACATTTTCGTAAAGAGATAATATCTGCTGGTTCGCTATGAAATTTCTGTCCTACAAAATAAATCTTATAAAAACTTAATCCAATATCCCGCAAAGCTAAGCGTAAATGATTTAAAACTTTATCATGTAAAGCTTGGCGCGGTCTCCCCGTTAATAAAACAATTTTAGTCTCTTTTTGACCCGCTAAATGCCGAATATTATTTAAGAGAATTTTTAAAGGCGCATTTTCAATGTAATCTTTACTTTTCATTTCAATGAGAGAAAGACCTAAATTTTCCAAAGGAATTTTCCGTTTCTTTTGAATCTTATCCATTAAAACCTGACTAATGAAGTAAATTTCATCGTTATATTTAATTGGTAAATTATCTTTCTTATAAACTCCACTCTGAATCATGGTCAATTCATGGGCCGTAATCTTAATAATAGGTCGATGAGGTTTTTCTTTATCAATAACCCAAGCATGGAAATCCATGCGCCATAAGGTGTGATCTAAATCAAAGAAATGAACTTCTCTCATGTAAAACAAGTAAATTTTAAGTATATATAAATATTAAAATTCTGGATTATATTACTTAAAAAATAAAACGGTAGCAGACACCGTTACGCCAAGTATTTCTAGATCTCCAATAAAGATATTACTATCTTCTTTGAGTTAAGATTATTTTAGCAAACTACACAAAGCTTCGAATTTAGGATAAGGTAAGTTATCTATCTCAGTTAGCGAAAGCTTCAATTTAGAAGCTAATTCAAACTTACTTTGTAGGATTTCACTTACAGTAGGAGCCGTAAAATAATATTTTTCAATTTGAGCAGTCATAATCATTTTCTTTTATTTTTTCTATTTTAGTTAAAATCTTTACCAAAACCATTTCTTTTTTAACTTGACGATAACTGGTATTAAATTCTGTATGGAAAGTTGAATCTAATTCAGCTTTAGCCTTCGCTAAATCAAATAAATTTTTGGGAAAAGTATTATAAATCTTTAAAAGAAATTGGTCTATGAATTAGGAAAAACAGTAAAGAACTTTTCCCCTTGATTTGGGCGTTTTATATTAAATGGTTTATTTTATGACAAATTATATGATTTTATTTAACTATAGCCACTAGGTAATTCTATTATTTCAAATATTGTTTATAATTAGGGGTTTGAAAATTTTTACCAATATTATTAGGGTTAAAACTACCCCAATCAGGCATTTGACTTTTTTGATCTTCCTCTTGTTTTTTCTGCTCTTTTTCTTCTTCTTTATTACGATCGTTCATAAGTTTAATAAATTCTTCAAATTCCCAATAAGGTAAATGATCCCAAACCGAAACCGGTTGGTCTTTTTGCCACATAAATTCGAATTTATTCTTAATCAAAGTAGGTAAGTGGATCTGAAAGCACGAAAATACTTGACGCTCCTTCGGGAAACGTAAAGGAAGTGCGGACCTCCACGCCACACTTCGGACATTCTTGAACCAAAGCTTCAATTCCAAATTTCATCATATCCACAGCTCTATTAATTACTTGGAATTCTTCCATCGAAAGTTTTTTATACTCTTTTTCTTTTTGTTTAATTCCTTCTGGTGTGATATAATTACGATCATATAATAAATAAGGAACAACCTTCATAAAAGAAACATTTGACTTCTTTTCTACTTGAATATCTTTCTTAATTTCTTCAAAGAAGATTTCCTGGATACCAATGGTGGGTGGTGCCATCCGATAAGTAACTTCTCCTACTTTAAATTCAAAAGCCCGTAATTGAGGATTATAAAACTTTTTTAATTTTTCAGGCATTTCATAAACCTTAAAAGTCTTAGGATATTCCCGATTAGCCGTGGCTCGATAATGAATCTTAAATTCTTCACTACAAGAATCACATTGAATATCTTTAGCTACTGTATTACCTTGCTGAAAAGTTAATTCTCGAATCATAAAAATTAAAAATAAACGATCCCCATCTTTTAAATCTTTATAAGATCCCACTTTACCATTAGGTTTCATCAACCTAACACAACTAGATAACATTTGATTCATTTTCTCCGTTACATCTACTGGATTTTCATCATTAACAACCGAATAGGCTTGAACTTCCGCCACCGTAGCCGCTTTAATTTTAATTTGCGTTCCCGTCTCATAAAACAAACCTAAAGGTAACGTTTTTAAATCTACATTAATATATCCTAATTGAGTATTAGCTTGTTTTTCATTGCGATCGGAAGAGACATTTTCTCGAATTTCATGTAAATCTTCTTGCATATCACTAAATTTATCCTTATTATCTTTCATATGATCCGTAGTATCCTTGATAAAAGAGGATAAATAATCTTCTTGTGTTTGACCTGAATTCATCTAGATTATTTTCTTTTGGAAATATATATTTTTCGTTTCTAAGTCGGACGAAAAGAATTTTTTTAAGATTTTAAATGGGGGGTTGATTAGATTATTTAATTGAAATTAACCAATCGTAAATTAAAGGAAAATATAATGCTTTATCCTCATTCCAATTGCCATAACTATTTTTCTCTTTTTTCATAATCTCTTCTTTACTATAACCTTTTTTTATTAGATATGAATGTTGAAAATAATTAGCCACTCTTTCATCTTCACCATCAGGATAACAACCTACTTTTTGAGTTTCTTTGAATTTTTCTTGAAAATCTTCACTAAAGTCCGATAATTTAGCTTGAATTAATTCCGTTAACTTATCACTGTTAATCTTAAAATTTTGGCGATAATACAACTCATGACCTAATTCATGCCAAATCCAACCATATTCCACATCATTCATAAAATTAGCTTTACCATCTTTACCACCTTCAGTGTTAAAGATAATAAAATCATTGTCATTACCTCCCGTAGATTCTGAAGGTTTAATTTTATCTGAAAATTCAACTCTACCCATTTTAATCCCCATACCTTCTCGATTTAAAAGTAAAACATTTAAATCAAAGTTAAATTGAGATTTATCAACATGATTAAAATAAGGAGTATTAAAAATATTAGATAATTTATTAATATAAAAAGGTACTTGTTGAGAATTAAGTTTGTCTATAATCTTTATACATTCTGAATCCTGACCTATGACATCAATAATCTCCTCTTTTTTTAAAGCTGGTAATTTTAAATTATACTGCTGAAGAAAATTATTTGACAAAACTTCTACATTATCTGTTAGTTTATCATCGACCAATTTTTCTAAAATAAACGATTTATATAATTTAAGGTGTTTCATTTTCATTAACTATTTCTAAAATTTCATCTATAATATGACTCATAGCAACATCAATATTATAATATCCTTCAGATATTTCTTTTTCAATTTCCTTTTTAACAAAAATTAATTCATTTTCTAAGTCTAATACACCTAACCTATGATGAGATTTCAAATCTAATTTTCCCTGATCCCGATGGGTATAATAATCAATCGCAGTTTCAAACAATCTATCTATAGCAATAGAAGAATCTTTATCTAAATCACCATTTTCTACCATTTGATTATATTTATCCCATAAATCGTTTATTTCTTTGACTATAGTCTTATCTTCAAACTCTTCAAATAATTTAATGTGTCTCATATCTTTTATTTTTTTTAGAATATATTTAAATAATTCTTTATATCAATGAACCTTTATCAAGGTGTTTTATTAATAGTAGAAGTCTTCCCAATAGTCTACAGCAAGTCCAATTTGAAGATTTTCAACTTCACTATTTTGACCCCAATCTAAAGCAGACCAGTTAGTTAGTTTATTAGCCTGACAATTATGGTAAACTACACGACGAATAATACTACCTTCTTTATCATGAACATGAACAATAATATCACCTACTATATTTCTTTTGTAATGTAGAGAGCCATCTTCATTGTTCCAAGCTAGATCATACCAATCTTTCATAATTCGCCACACAAAAACTTGATTATTCTCATTTTGATTCAAATTAAAAGTAATATTTACATCCGTAGAAGTAGAATCTGGCATCATTACAAACTTACGAGTAGAATACTTGAACCTTTGTACCGCAGAGGTTAATTCTGGATAAGCAGGTAAATTAATAGCTGTTGTGTTTTCTAATAACAAGTGAGTGGCATCGGGATGAATCGCCTGGAGAATCGTAGGTAAAATAATTGTAACCTCATATAAATTCTTATGTATTGGTTCCCAGAATGAATTATCCTTTTGATGACTATCAATATTGGTAAAATGTGCTAAAGGCATATCTGTCTATTATTTTTTTTATTATATATAAATTTCTTCTTTACTATATATAAATTTCTTTTTTTAAGAAATTACCTTTAATAATTTTGTAAGATATTTTTCAGTTGAGAAATAATTTCTTTTTGGGAAAAAGGAAATTGAAACCATTCTGTAAAACCACCATGTACTAAAGGATGATTTCTTTTATATTTTTCAAAATAATTATGTAGAATAAGTTCTTGGTCACCACATTGTTCAAAAACTTTGATTAAATTAATTTTTTGATGAGTTTCATTTAAAATAGTTTGTTTCCTTTGATGAGGGTTATGAGCTACTCCAATTTTATATAAATCATAGACTTCATCATATAAAAGATAGATTTTTTTATTTTTATAATAAACATTTTTACGGTTAGCGCATTGGTAACAACCTTTACCATTGAGGTGAGAGTCTGGTCTTTGTTCAAATAAACCATGTTCCGGACAAATTATTTTAACAGGAGTTTTATTATCCAAATAATCCACTTGACTATAATCATATTTAGAGTTATGAATTCGGGTGGCTTGAATAATAAAATTCAAACGAGTAGAACGTAATTTTTGGGTGGTTTTGGCTCTTATTTCAGGATTTTGTTGAGGGTTATCTACACCATAATTTTTATGAAAGGTATCTTTTTGTTTTTGTTTACTTTCTATTGTTTTAGCATAATTATCCACCCCATATTTAACCAAACAAGTTTTTTTACTTTTTAAGTGTGAACATTTTTTACAAGTATAAAGTTGATGTTTTTGATAATTGCGTAAATAATTATGATAGGTAGTTTCTAACTCTTTTTGACATAAGTCACATTGGACTAATATTTTTTGTTTGGAAGAGGGACTTAATTTATCTGGTGATAACGATACTATTTCACCTATTTCTAAAGTTTTTTTTAGAATTTTTTGGTAAGTAGCTTTATTACCTTTATTTATTCGAATATTGATTTTTGAAGTAAGGATCATAGGAAAAATATAAAAAAACCTTCTTCAAGTTGAAGAAGGTTTTTTTATTATTTATTTTAGTTGAGTTTAAAAACCACTGGATTCGATATCACCTTTTTTCAAGATAGTGATGTTATTTATAATAACTCCCATACCTTTAATAATTTCTATATAAGTATCAAGTACTCCCATTTGGAGATCAATAATATAATTTGGGTTATTATTTTCATCACACACATTGCGGAAATTATAAAGGGCGTTAGCGTCTTGTAAATCTCTACAGATTTTATCGGCTTTGTATTTAATTTCGGCCCGGATTTCTGGAGTATTAAATTTCCACTGATAAGTTAAAAGCATATCATAAATTCTGTTTTCTAATTCAATTAGAACTTCACGAGAATGTAAGAAGCTTAAAGAACTTACCGGATTGACTTGAGCGGTATTTTCATCGTTAATATAAATAATACCAGAAGGAGTTTTAACTAAAGGATTAGCTCCCATTTGACTAAAGTTTTCTAAATCTTCATCAGAGGGATCAAATTCAATATCTCCTATACCAACTACACGACCATTTGTAACTCCGGCCACGATCGTCCAAGGATCGATACCAGCTACATTACCAGCAAATTTCTGCATATAAGCATCAGCTACATACATAGCGGGTGGTACCCAACGAGGTATACCATCATCGTTAATTCGACAATAGGGAAAGAAATACCCAACGGTAGAGCGACCGACACCATCTCCAAACTGGTAAAGGAAAGAAGGATTTCGATCTGGATTACCTCCTTGACTTACATAGAGACTATCTAAAGCGCCATTTTCATCAATAAAACTAGGATTACTAGAATTTTTAAAATCGCGAGCACTAGGCATGGAAATGAAACCCAAACAATTTTTCTTCATACCACAAAGGTCCACATATTGTTGTTTAGAACCACCTGGATATTGACTAACATCTAAACCTAGTCCAAAGCTATCTATTAAATAACGCCAAGAAATTTTGCGTTTATTAGCTAAAGCTTTAGCTAAATTGGTTGATTTATCAATGACGGATAAAATATCGGCTTGTTTTTCATCGGTACCATCAGGAATAGATTCTTCACTGATTTTAAATGCTTTCATTTTCAAAGCTTGATAAGTATCTATATAGTCATCAATTTGAGTATAAGAGGTGGTTTGATAATCGCCATCTCTCAGAGTAATTTTAACAGGTCCGTCACAAACGAGTACTTTCCAATTGATATTGGTGGGGTGATCATAAGTTCGAGTAATTCTAACTAAAGTTCGAGCTTGTTCTCCAATTTCGATAGCCGAAGCTATATAATAAGCTTCTAAGAAGTTACCTACGGTGACTTCGGAATAACGAGTTTTATCAACATAAACCTCACGAACATTCGTTAAGTCTGTATATTGAGAAGTGTTTTCTAATTCTAGAGTTTGTTTCAAATTACCGGTTTGAGAAGTAATTACTAGATTATTATCATAATTAGTAGTCCAACTTTTTATTGGTTCTGGAGAACTAGAACCAGCTGAATTAACAAAATCAATGGTTAAATCATTACTATTATCGACATACATTCTGAGATAAATACGGATACCAGTATCTTCATCATTATTTCGCCAGAAATAATCATCGTTGTTAATTTCACCATCATAGTACTTTTGATAGAATGTGGAATGAACTCCAATTACTCCAGCGGCATTAACACCAGTAACTCCAGAAACCGCTAAATCTTCTAATGGTAAGTCAGTGGTTAATAGGCGATCTGTATCTGCGGCACTAATCACTAATTCATCATCCACATAAAAGAAGAGGAAATTTTGACCACTATAATATTTATTAGGATCAGCTAGATTATTAATAGTAATAGTTTCACCTACAATACCATAACCAGTACCAATATGATGTTTGGTACCTCCTGAATAATCAATTAAGACCATTTTAGCTTGACTAGCACCAGCTTGAAGTTTTTCAACGATTTCATCAAAAACTTTATCTTTTCGAGCATCATGGTAAGAAGTAGCGCCAGTTTGACTGAAATCTAAACTGATACTATCTACACCATCATCACTAATAGTAATTAAAGAACTATCTAAAGTAAGATAACCAGAACCATCAATAGTGACAGGAATATATTCAGAAGTTAAGGATACAGAACCAGAATAAGTATGTTGCATTAAGCCTAAAACAATTTGATTTTCACTTTCTACATAATCATTAGCACTAGATACGATTGGAACTCCGCTATTTTTAGTAAGATAAACCACATCAGTGCGCGTATAATCTTCAGTTATGTCAACAATAGGTAAAGGTTCAAAATAAAGAGTGGAAGTACCTGTAGTTGGGGTTTGAACCGTATCAATTACATAATAAGCTTGAGCGGCAGCTTCAATTTGCATCCAATTTTGTAAAACTACAATATTATTACCAGAAACTACATCCAACGTCATACCAGTAATAGGATAACCAGCGCTATCTTTAACTTCAAAGAAATTACCGATAGCGTTATAAGCATAATAATCATTATTAGCATCAAAAACACCAAAATCACGATTAAAACGAATTAAAACTTCGCTTGTATTAGAACCTGTAGGAAAACCACCATTTGTTTCTAATCTTTGACCAGTTCCACCCGTAATTGCTATAATTTGTAAGGCTTCATTAATAGTAGATCCAGTAGTAATATCATTCGTATACCAGTTAGTATATTGACCGGTAGTTCGACTATAAGCGTTATTCCATTCATTACTCATATCTTGAGCATAATTACCAAATACATTACCAGCGCTATCTAATTTCTTTTCTTCTACGGTAACTTCTTCTATGATAGATTGATTATAAGATAAAAAGTCAATAGCTTCTTGAGCACTATCTACTAAACCATAACCGATAAGGTCAATTTCTTCTAAAGGATAGTCGGATTTTAAAATTTTATCTTCATTATAAGTGCAGAATAAGCCTGTAACATCAGTAAAAGTGTTAATAACGGAACGAATATAAAGATCTCGGCCATCTTGATCTTTGAAGTAAGGTAACAAAGAAACGTCATAATTACCTAACACGGTTACATTTCTTTCATTTACGAAATTTTGAATATTATCTTTGATTAGACCTTGAGAAGTAAAATAATTACTCCAAGTAGAATCTACCGAAAGATTATTATAATCAGTCCAATCACCTTCTAAAACTAAAACATCGATCATATAATCAGAAATTAAAGCTTGAGGAAAAACATAATCAGGTACATTGTTAGCGCCTTCATACCAATCTTCTGCTGTAATATCAAAACCTTTAACGTCGGATTTAAACACAAAACAGGTAATAGACTTACCTCTAATATTAACTAATTCGAATAAACGATCACTTGACCATTTACCCGTTAAAGTTTTTAAGTAATCTAAGAAAGCTACTTCATCTTTTTCCCAAAAATCTTGACGATTAAAGATTTTACTATAAGGTATTTCTTTAACTGAAGTAGTACCATAGTTAGAAAACTTAGTAGCGGTAGCTAAAGATAACCATTGAATTTTATCCCGATCATCTTCGGTTCTTAAAAGGTTTAAAGCCCAAATAGGCCCACTTTCTAACATTTTTAGACAGGTGCGATGGAAGTAGGATTGATCATTTTCTAATCGACGATCAATATCTCCAAAGATAGTTTTGAAGTCGTTAGGGTTAGTAGTATAAATAGGATTATTAATAGGTCCTTTTCGAGAAAAACCAGTCACTAAATTAATTAATACATCTTGTACGGGAAGAGTAATTACAGATTGATCAATTTCTTCAATGTAGATACCAGGTCTTCTATATTTACCTAAATCTTTCTGTGCAATTGGCATATCGTTACGAATTATTTTTTCTTATGGGTATATATAAAAAGTAGGATTTATTTTCACCATCATTTTTATATATTAAAATAATTTTCCGTAACCCGCCAAAGTTCTTTTCTTAAAAAAGATTTTGATAATGATAATTAAAAATTAGAGCCACTTCTTCTTCATACTTTTGAGGGACTACTATAGAATCATGAACCGTGAAAAGTTTTACATAAGGATATTTAAGTATCAAATCTTTTACAACACGTCCAAAAATAAAATCACTTTCCATTTTTTGGAGTTGATGACTCATTTCACGATAACTATTATTAATACTTTTAATTTCTAGAAGATAATTATAGACTGTAGGATAATAAATTTTAAATATTTGATTTTCTTCATTTTCTTCATTATTGTTGCCAAATAATACTTTATAAAAGAGAAGTTTTATTTTTTCTCGTGGTAATTGGTGTTTACTAATTAAATCATCATAAATTAAACCATTTTTAACTAACTCATAAAAACGCCAACATTCTTGATTAAAATTTTGTGAGCCAATTTCTTGTTTGAGTAGCAAGGCAAAAAATAAAGGTTGAGAATTTTTTAGATCAAATTCGGTTAAAAGACAATCTTCAATAGTTAAATATTGCTGTCGAATTTCTTTTTTTAGAATAGTAAAATTAGTATGAACTCGACCATAATTATCAAAACGAAAGAAAATATGACCTTCTTGAATACCATCAATACTACTTAAATTTCTATAATATTTAGCTCCTTTCAAATCTCCTTGACTTTGAAGTTGATTTAAATAATTTTTCGAGCCTGTATAATTGATTTGAACCTGATATAAATCTTCTACAATTTTAGCCCGCACTTCAGGTGAAATAGGACTTTGGTTCATATCTAAAAAAGTTTTATTTAAAAAATCTTTGCTGTGTTTTTTTAAGAGAATTTTATCTTTAACTTTACAACGAATGATTTCCCAATCTTCAACTTTAATTAATTTATAAGTTCGGCTTTTCGAACCTACATAATAATTTGAAGACATATACATAAACTTTTGTCTTATTAAATATTCAATATAAAGGTTATAGTATTTACCATATTTTTTACGTAATAAAATGGACCACAGATCGAATTTGATTTCACCTGTAAAATAAAATTTTAGTATTAATTCATGTATAAGGTTAATGATATAAGCCGTTTTTAAACTTTGACCTTTAAAATTAATTTTAGTATGTTCGCTTAAATACTTAAATCGTTTCGGTATAAATTGTTGAATAGTTTTTGGGTTTTCCATTCTTATTTTTTCTTATTTTTTTCTTTTTTATAAAAAAAGGTGCAAAATATGGATTTTTTTTTCTTCTTTTTTATCCTATATTAGTTTGAATAAACATTAATAATATGATTAAAAGATTTTTAGCAAACCAGTTAATACTGGAAGCTCTTAAAAAGAGTATGAAAATGAATGTTAAAGCGGTTACTAAATCCGTGAAAAGACAATATGAAGCTTCTCAATTAAAGACTAAAGTCGAGGAAACTAAAGAAAAATACGAACAATCAGATTTGAAGTTACAGGTAGAAGAAACCAAAAAACAATCTCAAAAATTTAAAACTAAAGTTATTCAAAATGCTCAAGAATTTGGTTTGGCTTGGAAATTAAAATTATATATTTCTTATGAAGAGTTAATACAACTTTCGCGGCAAGGTTTTTTACAAGTTCAAAACCATGATTCTTTTTATCTAATTTTTTTAGAAAGTTCAGAACCAATTTTCACTGAAAAAATGAAACTTATTAAGTTGGATGATGAGGCTTTATTATCTTTGATGAAAGAAAAAGAATATCAAAACGAAAAATATAAAATTAAAATCAAATAAGTATGAGTAATAGTAACAATGGTATCCAATGGAAAAACATTATTATATTAATAACAATTTTAACCCTTGGTTTTTTTGGCTTTAAAAGTTTAAAATATTTTCGGGATAAAACTTTGGTAAATGAAAAATTAATGGCCGAAGAAACCGCCAAAATTTCCCAAGCGAAATTAACTGAATTTAAACAACATTATGAGAAATTACAGTTAAAAGTTCAACAATTAGAAAATCAAGAAATTGAAGTTTATACAGATTCTATTACCGCTTTAAATCTGAAAGTTTCTGAATTAGAAACTTTGGTGGGAACAAGTCCTGAAATTAACGAAATTGATGAAAATACTAATTATTGGTATGTATCTTTTGAAAATAAGGAAAATTTTGGTTATGCTGTTCTAAAACTATCTCAGAATAGTTGGGATGTGATAGAGGCCAATGATATTATTAAAAAACAATATAAGATAGATAAATTTTGGTATACGGCCATTTTACCGACCTCGGAATATGCTTATCACAAATTTATTGCTAATTCTAAATGAAAAAATATCCAAAAATACCATATTGGAACAAAGGCTTCTTTGATGAATTTTGTTATGCTTTTGATAAGCTAGATGGGAGTAATATAAGAGTTGAATGGCAGCGTAAATTAGCTAAGAAAAGTACTATTGGTGGTTTTGCTAAATTCGGGACACGACAAACGATGATAGGGAAGAATCATCCTTTTGGGGAAGTGGTGGATATCTTCTATAAAGAATTGGCTGGACCTTTAGAAAAAATTTTCTTTAACCATCCTCATTTCCGAAATCAACCTAAAATTACTTTGTTTTTAGAGTATTTTGGGGTAAATTCTTTTGCCGGTTTGCATCAAGAAAGTGATGAAAAACAATTGATATTAATAGATGTGGATCAATATCAAAAAGGTTTTGTACCTCCTAAAGATTTCATTGAAATTTTTAAGGGAATTGGTATTCCTAAGGTAATTTATCAGGGATTCTACACCACGGATTTCATTCAGGAAGTTCGCTCTAATAAATATAATTTAACCGAAGGGGTGGTTTGTAAAGGTGTACGAAAAACCAAAGGTCGAGATATAGTTTGGATGACTAAAATTAAAACCGACGAATGGTTAGAAAGAGTGAAAAAAAAGATGGGTCTTCTTAAATTTCAAGAAGAGTTAAATGGGGATCCGGAATTAATTAGCCAATTTATTTAAACTTCTTCTTTATTTAGGATAACATAAAAATAAAATCTTGTAATGAAAAATGATTATCGAAAACTTAGTATTCAAGAATATGTAGATTTAGATCGTTTAAAAAACATTCATACTCTTACTATTAAAAAAAATCTTTCCTATTTAACTTCTAAACTAGGAACTCCTTCTTTATTTAATGACAATAATTATCCCGCCAATCGTTTTCAGACTTTGTTTTGTTGGGGCTTAAAAAAAATTAATCTCATTGATCAAGATGTGGTTACCCGAAAAGACAATCTTGAAGATAAAACCATAGCTAATGAAGCTATCATCATATATGCTGAAAATCCTAATAAGCAAAATTTTAATCTCATGAAGACTATTGGGGAGGAGGAATATAATATTGTTTTAAAATCACCTTCCAAAAGTATGATTGATGATTTTTTAAATCTCTTAGATTCTAAAAAAGATACAGTTAAAATGGTTGATCAGAATGTAGATATGAATTTTTTTGAATTTACAGAAGATAAAGAAGAAGATAAAGAAGAAGATAAAGAAAAAGATAAAGAAGCACTGCAATTTATCAAAAAAAATAAGGATGAAGAAGTTAAAATAGATAAATGTTCTTTTGGTTATAAAAATAAAAGTACGGAGTTAGAAGAAGCGGTAAATGAAATGGTTATTAATACTCAAATTGATGATGAAACCGGAGAAATTAGTCAAATTTTAGTTCAAATGGCTGATATCGAGGCTCGAATTGCTACGGAAAAAGAAAATCTTCAAACTTTAACTAAACAACTAAATGATGTTAAAGAACGGAAAAAAAGAGAACAATTTTTTATTCCCTATGGGATTAGCGGGCTTGATAACAACATAAATAAAATTGAATTATTTGATCAAATCTATACCACTTTGAAGGATTTTTATGTTAAAAATTTAACGCCCGAAGCAATCATAATTCAAAAAGAAGAAGTGGACTTACTTCATCAAATTTTACAACTGATTACTCATAATAGTGAGGAATTAATTGAAATTATAAAATCGAAATCTATTACTGAAATATAATGATTAAAAATCTATTAAACTTCATATTACTCATAATAATAGCCTTATGTGTTATGAGTTTTAATCAAGTTAAAATGAATGGTAATTATACGATTAGGACTATTCATACCGTTAAAATTGAAGGTTATGAAATTGTAGTTTTTCCTAATTCCACCTCTGATCAAGTAATGGTTAAAATAAATGAAATACCCAAAAAAGGCATTACGGTCACAATTTTTGATATTAATGGTAAAAATTTATTAAAAGTGGTCGGAACCAATGAACAATTAGAATTTGCTCTAGAGATGAAAAACATACCGGCGGGGAATTATCTCTTAAAAGTGGCTGATAATAAAGGCAATCACCTTCAAACTTTCCAAGTCATTAAAAATTGAACAAAACTCATTTCTTCTTATGATATTTCTTTTGTTTTATTAGAAGATGAAGGCTACAATCATATTTTACTTTAATGAAGTGCTTCATAACCGTTCATATGTTATGAAATCGTTGTCTGTTGAAGAACAAGAAATGATTGAAAAGGGTAAAAAACATTGGAATATGGATGTGACAGTAAAACAATAAAAGAATTAATTGATAAAGTTATTGAAAACACATGGATATTGCTTGTTATAAATAGACAAACTACAACTACTATTAGTTGCGACAACGACAAAGAATTAACGGATAAAGTTAATAAGTTGTGTGCGGTCGGTGATATGCCAATGACAATAAAACCAACAACTGCAAATGTAACAGATACTAAACAATGGTATGTTGTTAATTATTTTATTTGTTTATAACGGTCGGCAATATGATTAGTTGAACTTTGAAATATAGTAATAACCTGACAGGCAATTAATTATATTGCTTGTTATAAATTGAAAATTATGGTAACTAAAATTGGTGATATAATCACTTATGATTTTAATTATGGTAATCAAATATTTACAATTGGGAATGATACAATATTACCAGTTGGTAGTTATGAAGATGAAAATAACGTGTGGCATGTGCCAAAATAACACATAACGGCTACTTGTAATTGGAATACAAAATTATCAAATAGCTTAAATAAACCGCTTAACTCGGCTATTATTTTTACAAATTGTTAGGCGATTAAAGGAATTTGGATACACAAACAAGCTAAAAAGCATTGGTATAAATACATTTGGTTAAATAGAATTACATGGCAACAAGGATACCCAAAAGTTTATAGATGGTTATGTTTTGGTTTTTATGTTGCCTAACGGACGAGTGTATGGCAAGCACGCACAAAACTTTGAATTGAAATACAGAATTATAAATAAAAAATAACTTAAATATGAAAAACAAAATTTCAATTAAACGGAGAATTAAGGCATGTTTTATATTGCTTGTTAGCGGTTCGTTGCCTTCATGGTGGTGGAGCGACTTATCAGACAAGTTTTATGAAAGCAAAATAGCACATGACTATAAAGATGGTAAATTTGATTACCGAACTATTAGAGCGTGGTTTTTGAAGCAATGACCGCTAACGGTTGGGTGTATATGTAGTAATTTACACTAAACTTTATTAAAAGAAATGAATATAATCGTGTATGCCCCGTTGGGGATAAATTAGTAGAAACTAAATTAAAAACGATTCGTTTACTGGTGTTTGGAAAATGGCAGGTAACGTTACGCAGGTATGTACAGTTGCGTAAATAACAGATAAACTTAATTAAAAGGTATAAAGTATGAAAACAGATAAAGATAAAATAGAAACACAACAAGAGCAATTGGATATACCTGTTGTTAGCAAACGTTATTTTGTTATAAGAAGATATAACTGTGGAACAAGTGCTGATACAACAGATATAATTGGTTTAACTACAGATGAAGAATACGCTAAAAGCAGACAAAATGTTTTTTGTGATTATGAAGAAGTAAAGATGATACCATAATGTTTGCTAACGGTCGAGTGTATGAGCAGTAGCCAAGCACAGACCTTGATTAGAAGTAAAAAAATTAATATAAATAACTGCAATAGTTTAAAACGCCTAACGGCTATTGCTTATACACTTTGTTAGGCACAGTATTTTATGAAAAGATTTATGGGAATGATGCCTTCAAGTGAGGTAAAAAGAGAAGAACGATTCAAAGTTGGTGTAGGACAATTAACAGTAACTATACAAGCAGGTGAAAATGGTTGGACTATATTGTATGCTGATAGTTCTTCGGAATATCAAGATGAAATTGATACAATAGATAATAATTTTGATAAAGCGATGAAAGTATTAAAATCGCATTTTGATGATATTAACAAGGTTGGGTAATATTGTGCCTAACGATTACAAATATAAACAGTTATTAAACCAAACTTAATTAAAAGAATAAAAATTAATATTAACCAACAACATTTGAAACAATGTAATAATTGTTTATATTTGTTGTTATAAAATCGTAAAAATTATGGAAATTAAAAAAGATGAAGGTTATAGAACCAGAAAACTAACAATTAATGAAACAAAAAATTCAATTAATTTTGAATTGGAATCCGTTTTAAAAATAAATGATGACCACAAATACATAGATATTGATTTGGATAAAAATGATGTTAAAAAATTAATTGAATTTTTAACTCAATTTACTGAATAATTTTTATGTTTTATAACTATTATATATCTTAATTTCGTTTTAATTTATTTATAATTAAGGCATTACAAATGTCTGTTCTTGAAATTTTTGAAAAAAAAT